TAACACACCAAGAAAGTGGGAAATAGAGAGCCTAATTAGAATAGTTAAAGATGAAAAATATAAAGAAGAATTAAGAAGCTTATTAGAAGAAATTAAATAATTTAAATAAAGGATCTTATTATAATAATAAGGTACTTTATTATTTAGGAGGAAATATGCGAGAATTAAATACAATTCAAAAAAGAGAAAATTTAAACGATATTTATGCAATAGATGAAAAGGGAGCAGGTGGAGCAAATCATGAATACATGATAGTTGAACATAATACAAATATTACAGAAGAAATAATTAATTATTCATATCTGAACAAAATAAGATTCCAAAGTGGTCCGAGACAAGAAAAGAATTCACAACATGGATTGATAGACACAGACTTACTAGAAATAGTAAGAGATAGAATGAAAGCATTTCAAGCTGGACCATTTGCTAGCAAATATAACGAAAAGGCATTAGAACATATAGAACTTGCATTAATGTACCTTAATCGTAGAGTTGAAGATAGAATCGAAAGAGATGTGCTAGGTAAATATGAAAAGTAAGATTTAGGAGGAAATATAAATGGAAGAAACATTATATAATTTAATAAATAATGCGTTTAATATAATAATAGATGAATTTAGAAGATGTATAAGTACATATAGAAATATATTATTAAAATGTAAAGCAATACGTGAAAAAGTAAAGGAACATGAAGATAATTATAAATTATTTAAAATTAGATATATAACGACAAATAGATTAAATAGTCAAGCGTATAATAAGAAACGTATATGTAGATGTAGGAGTACTATTTAAGATGATAAATAACTTAGAACAATGGATAAATAAATTAATAGAAGAAGATAAGTTATGGAAGTTCTATAAGTCAAAAGAGTTTAGATATCTAAAGGAAGAAGTATTAAGAGAGCAGCACTATGAATGTCAAGAGTGTAAGAAGCTTGGCAAGATAACTAAAGCTGATACAGTGCATCATGTTCAGCATGTTAGAAAGCATCCAAGCTTAGCACTAAGTAAATATTATACATACAAAGGTAAACAATATAGAAATTTAATTGCTGTTTGCAAGTCTTGTCACAATAAACTTCATCCGGAAAAGCATAAACCTAAAAAAGATATATTTATTAATGAAGAACGTTGGTGAAAAAGAGCCTACTTAGTTGTAGACTCTTTTAATAATGTTATTGCTTTATCAAGTAATTTAGATACTGGAATAGATGTTTCTTTAGAATATTCTTTTAACCAGTTGTATAAATCATTATCAATAGCGGAACCAATAGGAGTTCTATTTTTTAAATCTTTTCTTACCATATTATCACCTCAATTTAATTATAAAATATTTGCATACTGTTTAAATGGATTTAGAATTTTAATACTTCTATACAATATTAATTGCATGGAAGTATTTTTATTTTAAAAATAAATTTATTCGACAAGATACCCCCCCTTAAAAATATTTTTAGATTTTTGGGGGACATTTCAACGGAGGGGGGAGTAGACAAAACAGAAATTTTAACTTATTCACATGAGGGTAGTCTTACTATAAGGAGGTGGTGAAAATGGCAGATAAAAAAGTTGTAAAAGAATTAAAACAAAGTGAAAAATATGAAAAAATTAGAGAAGATTTACTAGACCAACTAGATAGAAATGGTACATATGGAGAACAATTCAAAGATTTAGTAGAAGATTATATGGCCTTCTGGATAACCAAAACACTCCTTATAGAAGATATAAATAAGAGGGGTGTATCGGTAAAATATAATAATGGCGGAGGACAAAGTGGATATAAGAAAAACGATAGCATAGCTGAACTTAATAAAACTAATGCACAAATGCTAAAGCTTTTAAATGAATTAGGAATTAAAGCTACTGTAGCAGATGGTGGTGATGATGATGAATTATAAAGTTTATTGTCATATATCACCAAGTAATAAAATTTATATCGGGATAACTCAGCAAGGAGTCAATAAAAGATGGCAAAATGGAAAAGGATACAAAGGAAACCAATATTTTTATAGAGCTATCCAAAAATATGGATGGGATAATTTTCAACATGAAATACTATTTGAAAATTTAACGAAACAAGAAGCAGAAAAAAAAGAAATAGAATTGATAAAAAAATATGATAGCACGAATATAAATAAAGGATACAACATATTAGAGGGTGGTAATGCAACTTCCGGCTTAAAAGGTGAATTAAATGGAATGTACGGAGTTCATAGATATGGAAAAGAAAATCCTAACTATGGTAAAAAACATAGTGCTGAAAGTAGGGAAAAAATTAGTAAAAATCATGCTAATATGAAAGGTGGGAATAATCCTAATGCAAAAGCAATAAGAAATAAATCAACAGGTGAAATTTTCCCATCTGCAAGAGAGGCAAGTGAAAAATACGGAGTTACTCCTAGTGCAATATCATCTTCTATCAGAAGAGTAAATAAATGTGTTGGATGTTATTGGGAATATATAGACAATCCTCAAAAAATTGAAAACATAGAAAAAATGGTAAAGGAAAGAATAACAGGCAGAAAAGGGTATAAAGTTAGAAATATTGAAACCGGAGAGGTTTTTAGAAGTCTAGCACAAGCAGGAAAAACAATCAATAAAGGGCCTGAATCAATAAGCAGAGCTATAAAAAGAAAAGGTAAAAGTGGCGGATATCATTGGGAATATGTATTAGAAAAAGGTTAAATATTAATGAAATATATTAGAGAATATCTTGAAATTATAAAAAAAGAACCTTTTACAATGTGCAAAGAACAAAAAAAATTCGCTACATTTATTGAATATGTATTAGAAACTGAAAAAGATAATTTATATATAGATGAAAAAAAAGTTGAAAAATATATGAGTTATATAAAATATTTTGAATTTGACCTATTCCCTTGGGAAAAGTGCTTACTTGTTCTTTGCCTTTGTTTATATACAAAAGATTATAATTTACCAAGGTTTGATACTTCATTTATATTAGTAGGTCGAGGGGCAGGTAAAAATGCTTTCATAAGTTTTCTTACATTTTGCCTTTTGACCGAAACTAACGGTATTCATAATTATAATATAGATATAATAGCGAACTCAGAATCACAGGCTACTACAAGTTTCAACGATGTATATAATGTACTAACTAAACCTAGCGTAAAAACAAAAATGAAAAGAAATTTTTATTGGAATAAGGAATGTATCACTAATTTAAGGACTAAAAGTCAATTAAGGTATAAAACAAGTAATGCTAAGAGTGCGGACGGATTAAGACCAGGAGCTATTATATTTGATGAAATACATGAATATGCTAATTTTGATTTATTAAACGTACATACTACTGGACTGGGGAAAGTTAAAGACCCAAGGATATTTTACATAACAACAAATGGTTATGTAAGAGATAGCGTTTTAGATGATTTATTGGATACTTCATTAAAAATATTGGATTTTCAACAAGAAGATAATGGCATGTTACCATTCATATGTAGACTTGACGATATGGATGAAGTACATGATGAAAAAAACTGGTTTAAAGCAAACCCATCTTTATATTATAGACCAGGATTATTAAAACAAATAAAAAAAGAGTATGTAAATTATAAAAAAAATCCATATATAAACAGTTCATTCATGACCAAAAGAATGAATTTACCTATGTCAAAAGCTAAAGATATAGAAGTTACTTCTTGGGAAAATATATTAGCAACAAATAAAGAAATACCAGATTTAGAAGGTGCAAGTTGTACTGTAGGGATAGATTACACGAAAGTTAATGATATGATGACTGTAGGGTTACTTTTCTTAAAAGGAGGAGTATATTATTGGATAACTCATAGTTGGTTTTGTACTAATTCTAGAGATAAAGATAGAATAAAAGCGCCTTTGGAAGAATGGGCAAGGCAAGGGTTATTAACAATTGTCGATGACATTGAAATTAATCCAGATATGGCTACAGAATGGATACAAGAGCAATTAATTAAGTATAATTTTTTAAAATTAGGAGTAGATAATTTTAGACTTGCATTACTAAATAAATCTATGAAGAATATTGGAATAGATGTATCGGAAAAAGAACAAGTAAGGATAATTAGACCTTCTGACATTATGAAAATTGTACCAGTAATAGATAGTTTATTTAATAATCACCAAATAGTGTGGGGAGATAACCCACTTATGAGGTGGTTTACAAATAATACAAAGTTAACTGATAAAACTTTAGGTAACTATGTATATGATAAGATAGAACCTAAAAGTAGAAAAACAGATGGGTTTATGGCTTTTGTACATGCAATGATTGCTGCACAAGATACATTAGAGGATGAAGATAATACAGAATTATTCTTTATGCCTCCATTAGTATTTTAAAAGGAGGTGATAAAATGGGATTAAAAAGTTGGTTAGCAGATTTTCTAGGAAAAGAAAGTAAACCTATAAATGAATTATATTATGAACAAAAAATACCGCAAGTATATTATAAAGAATTAGCAATACAAACAGCTATATCACTTATAGCTAACGCAATTTCTAAATGTGAAATAAAGGTGTTTGAAAAAGGAAAAGAAGTAAAGAATAAAACATACTATGAATTAAATATACAGCCTAATAAGAATGAAAGCAGTTCCCAAATGTGGCATAAAGCTATTGAAAAAATGTTTGATGATGAATGTATAATTGTATCTGTAGCAAATGAACTTCATGTTGCCAATAACTATCATGTAGATGAGTATCCAATATTGGGAAATGTTTATAAGGGTATTACAATAGGGGATAAAAATGTATACCAACTAGATAAAACATTTAAATACAATGAAGTATTTAGACTAAAACTAAACGATGTTAATATTAAAAATTTAATTAATGGATTAGCTAATGATTATGAAGATTTACTTGAATTAGCTATTAAAAAATATAAATCTAGTAATCAACAAAAGTATATATTAGAGTTAGATAATATAAAAGCTAATGATACTAATTTTCAAAAAACATATAAAGAAATAGTCCAACAGCAATTAAAAAGCTTTATGGAGAATGATAATGCTGTATATCCTCAATTCAGAGGGTATAAATTAAATGATATATCAGGGAATAAAAGTGCAACTTGCACAGACTTTAAAGATATAAGAAAAGATATGTTTGAAGTAGTAGCTCAAGCATTTCAAATACCGTTACCTCTTATGTTTGGAGATGTTGACAATCTAGATACTACTATTAATCAATTCCTTACATTTTGTATAGATCCAATAGCAGATATGATGAGTGAAGAATTAACTAGGAAGATATATGGTAACTTTGAAAGTTGGAATAAGGGAAATTATATTGTAGTTGATACAAGTTCTATTTTACATATAGATGTACTTGATATAGCAGATAAAGCAGATAAATTAATTGCTTCAGGCATTTGTTCTATAGATGAAGCAAGAAAAATAATAGGATTCAATGCTTTAGATGAAGAGTATTCAACAATACACTTTATGACTAAAAATTATGATACTGCTGAAAATATGCTAAATAGTATTAAAAACAATGAACAATTAGAAGGAAAAGTTTAAAAAGGAGGGGATAACAGTGAATAGAAAATATTTTCAACTGACTAAAAATAATAATGAAGTTGATATACAAATTTATGGCGACATAACAGCCTGGGAATGGTATGAAAATGATATATCAAGTTATACATTATCTAAACAGATAGAAGGATTAGAATGTGACAAAATAAATGTATATATAAACTCATATGGTGGAGAAGTTGCTGAAGGATTGGCTATATACAATCAATTAAAGCGACATAAAGCAAAAGTAAAAACTGTATGCGATGGTTTTGCATGTAGTGCTGCTAGTGTAGTATTTATGGCAGGAGATGAAAGAATAATGTCTACTGCATCATTGCTTATGATACATAATGCATGGACATATGCTAGTGGAAATTCAAAAGAATTAAGAAAACAAGCTGATGATTTAGATGTTATAACTCAAGCATCAATAAATGCTTATATGCAAGAAGTAAATATTACAGAAGAAGAATTAAAACAAATGCTTGATAACGAAACATGGATAGCACCTCAAGAAGCTTTAGAAAAAGGATTTATAACAACTATAGTAAATGAAAAAGATACAAATGGAGCTAGCCAATCAGTTAAAAAGTCATTAATAAAAATGATTAAAGAAGCTCAAGCTAAAATTAAACTATTTGAACCAACTAAACTACAAGAGCCAAAACAGACCAAAGAACCAATAGTTGAATCCATTGCCCTGGATTCTTTTTTAAATTTAATAAGAAAAGGAGAAAAGAAATGAGAATAGGAAATAAAAATAATTATACAGATGCCCTACAAAGAGCATTAACAAATGGGACAGAAGAAGAGCAACAACAAGCTTGGAATGATTTTTCAAATGCAATAGTAGAAGAAATAAAAGCAGATGCTCAAATATATGCACAAACTGGAGATAAAAATATATTAGCACAAAGAGGATATAGACAACTAACTAGTGCAGAAGAAAAATTCTACAATAAATTTATAGAAGCAAGTAAATGCAGAAATATACAACAAGCAGTAACTACACTAACATCTTTAACTAGTAATGATTTAATGCCAGATACAATAATAGAAGATGTTTACAGAGATTTAGTAGAAGAACATCCATTATTATCTAAAGTTAAATTCCAATCAGTAGCGTATGCAACTAAAATTATAATGAATGATCATACTAAACAATCAGCAGTTTGGGGAGAGATAGATGCAGAAATAACTAAAGAAATAACTTCAGCATTTAAACTGTTAGAAATGACACAAAATAAATTAACAGCATATGCAGTAATACCAATGGGATTATTAGATTTAGGTCCAACATTCCTAGATGCTTATATAAGAACAATACTTAAAGATGCAATAGCAACTGCATTAGAAGAAGCAATAGTAAAAGGCGATGGAAAAGGAAAGCCAATTGGATTAATGAAGAAATTAACTGGAGCAGTAGATGGTGTTTATCAAGATAAAACTGCATTATCAGTAACAGATTTTGGTGTTAAATCCATGGGGGCTTTAATAGCTAAACTAGCTAAAAATGAAAAAGGACAAAATAGAGCGGTTAGCAAATTAACATTAATTTGTAATGCTAATGATTACTATACTTTAGTAGCACCAGCAGTAAGAGTTCAAAACATGAGTGGTGCCTATGTTGACAATTTTGCATTTCCTATGGAAGTTGTAATGAGTGAAGCAGTTCCAACTGGCAAAGCAGTTATGGCTATGCTAGATAATTACTTTGTAGGTGTAGGATTTCCTAAAGAAGGTGTAATAGAATTTTCAGATGAATATAAATTTTTAGAAGATCAAAGAACATATAAAATAAAAACTTATGGAGTTGGTAGAGCAATAGATGAAAACAGTGCTTTAGTATTAGATATAAGTGGATTAGAAGAAGCAGTTATACCTGTTAAAGTAAAAGGAACTGTAGCAACTAAGGAACAAGCATAATAATAAAAGAAAGACTAGTCTATGACTGGTCTTTTCTTTTTTTTAGAAAGGAGAAGTCATGGATAAATTATTACAGGAAGTAAAAGATCATCTAAATATAACATGGGATGAAGAAGAAACAAATAGAAAAATAGAACGAATAATTAAAGATGCAATAGCAACACTTAACTGGAAGTTAGGAGCAGAAATAGATTATTCAGAGGAAGAAGGGCAAGAGCATAATCTACTATTAGACTATTGTATGTATGCTTATAATCAATGCACAAATGAATTTGATAATAATTATTTCAATGAAATAATGCAAATTAGACAAAAATATGAGGTAATTCAGTATGAACAAAGTAAGTAGATATAATGATGGCTTTATAAGAGTTTATGAGGAGATACCTAGAAAAGTTAATTTTGGAGCTAAGGAAAATACTAACTCTAAAGAAAATCTTAAATTTATTGTTAAACTTGCATATGAAGAATGTAGCAAAAGACAGCAGGACCTAGAATTTGCAGAGGCAAGTTCTAGGACTTTAAATTTAAAAGTTAAGACTAGGTTTTATAGTGGATTAAAAAATAATTATAAAGTAGTGATAGAAAATACATTGTATGACATTGTTTATATAGATGAAGATAGAAAAAATAGAGAACTATATTTTTATTTAGAAGAGGTGATGACTATTGAGTAAATTAGTTGGAACACTTGGAAAAATAGAAGAAGCATTAGCAAGTTTTAAGCTACCAGTATGGTATGGAAAGACTTTTTGTAAATCAGATGATAAATGGAATTATTTCGTTTTTAATAAAAAACAATTTAATAGAAGTGGGAAAAGTAAAATAGATTTTAATTATGACTATCAAGTACATATTATAATGGAAAATTATATAGAGGAAGGATTTGAACAAAAGGTCATAAAAAAAATAAAAGAAAATACAAATTTAAAACTTATAGATCAACCAATGCAGTTTAATTACGTTCAAAAAAATAAAACAAATTTAGTAGTAGAAATACTAACACTAGAATTCACAAAAACTTTTAAAGGATGTGATATAAATGGCTAGTGTTGAGTTTAGTATTAAGGATGAAGATATAAATAAAATAAATGAAGCAATAACAAATTTTGAAGGCAATGCTGAAAGAGTTATAAATGATTATTTAGGAACACAAGCAAAAGAAAAGTTTATACAATCTATAACTAACTTAATTCCAGTATCACGTGTAAATAAAAGAAGACATGCCAAAAATAGCAACCCACTTGATGGAAAAATTAGAAACAACTTAACATTATGGATTCATACAAAACCAAAGTTTAACTATTTATATTTTCCACAAAATGCAGAAGGAACTTCAAAGGGAAAAATACCAAATGATTTTATGGAAAGAGGTATAGACGCAGAATATGACAATGTTGTAAATGGAATATTAGAAAAATTACAAAATGGATTGGAGGGAATGTAATGACTAAATTAATAACCGTATTTTCTGAGTATGAGATAAAAAATAGTGCAATTAAAATTAATGATGGCACAGATACAGGATTTAAAAAAGTTGGATGCGTGGGGAAAATAGAAGAAACTCTTGATTGTATAACAGTTACGAAAAAGTGTGAAGGAGTAGTAAAAAAAACAGTTACAAGAGGAGCTGGAACAGGAGAATCTAAGATAAGCTTACATATGAACTATAATTTATACACACAAATATTTGGAATGGATGATGAAAATTTATTAGATGGAGTATATGGTTATGGTACTAATAGCAGACATAGAGAGTTTACATATGTAGGTGAAGTTATGGATGAAGATGGAAATATAAAATATAAAGCTTATCCTAAATGTGCAGTTAAAACTGGACCATCTAACACAATAGAAAATGGTGGAGAAGAAGTACAAGAAATAGAAGTTACTTTCTCACTTTATCCAGATGATTATGGATATTGTGAATATGAAGCACCTGCAATAGAATTAGATGATACAACAAAAGGAAAATGGATGACAGAATTTACTCCTGAGTTATTAAGAAAGACAACATCACAATCACAATCAGAGGGTACAGTATAGGAGGATAAAATGAATATAGTATTAGAAAATGGAGAAAAAATAAACCTAACACTAAATTTCGGAAGATTATTACAATTAAAAAAAGAAAATAAGCCTATATATGAAAAGTACAATAAAGTTTTAGCAAACGGGGCAAAAGATGTAATTGAAGATACAATTATAGTTATATATACTGCATATTTATGTGGTATCTTAGAAAAAGACAAAGTATTAAAAGACAATATATTAAGTTTTGAGCAATTTGCAGAAGCACTTCCTCCAAATTTTGTAGAAATAAATAATATATGTCAAGAATTAATAACACCAAAAAAAAAGATGGATTTAGAAAGCCGTTCATAAAGAATACTGGAAAAATAAAAGGATCAAAAATTAAAATACCTAAATTTGTTTTAGAGGACGTAGAAGATTATTATGCTTACTACGTCCTTTGTTTAGGTATATCTGAAGATTTATTTTGGAATGCCGATTATTCATTTTTATTGTCGGTAGTCGAAAATAAATGTGCTTATGAAAATTATATTAATTATATAAAAATAATAGATTTAGAAAGGAGGTAGAATATGGCTAGACAAAATCAAGCAAAAATAGAATTTAAAGCTGTAACATCAGAATTCACTAATGGAATAAGAGGAGTAAATAGTTCATTAAAAACAATGCAAAATGAACTAAAATTAAATTCAGCACAATTAAAAGGCAATGGAGAAGATGCAAGTTTACTAACACAAAGACAACAAATATTACAGAGACAATATGATGCAACTACACAAAAGATAGAATTAACACAAAGGTCATTAGAGGAAGCAAAAAGATTGCTCGGAGAAAACTCAACAGAATATAGAAATTTAGAGAATTCTTTATTAAGAGCTAGAACAGCTCAACAGAATATTCAAAATGAGTTAAATCAGACATCAAGAAGATTAGAAGATCTAGAAAATTCAGCTAATGATGCTGAACAGGATGTTGAAAGTTTATCTCGTGAATTAAATGATTTAGGAGATTCAGCGAGCAATTCAGAAGGTGGATTTACAACATTAAAAGGAGCAATATCTACATTTGCTGGAAATGTACTAACTAGTGCAGTATCAAAGATTGGGGAATTATCATCGCAACTTTTAGAACTAAATGAAGAAACAAAAGAATTTAGAATGAATATAGCTAAGTTAGATGGTTCTACATCTCAATATGGTTATTCTACTGAATTTACTAATAAGAAAATGAAAGAACTTTATGGATACTTTCAAGATGACCAAGTTGCAGTAAATACAATAAGTAACTTACAAGGTATGGGACTTACAGAAAAGGAGTTAAATAATACTTTAAGTGCTAGTATAGCTGTATGGACTGCATATGGAGATTCTATACCAATTGAAGGATTAACAGAAAGTGTAAATGAAACAGCACAAGTTGGAAAAGTCACTGGGAGTTTAGCGGATGCATTAAACTGGGCAGGTATTTCAGAAGATGACTTTAATAAAAGATTAGAAAAGTGCAATTCAACTAAAGAAAGAGCACAATTAATTACAGATACACTAAATGGTGCATATGGGAAAAGTAAAGAAACATATGATAAAAATACAGAGTCTCTAAGAAAAAATAATGAAGCTAATTATGAGTTAATAGATGCACAAGCTAGATTAGGTGAAGCAATAGAACCAGTAGATACAGCAATTACAAATTTAAAAGCAAGTGCTTTAGAAGCTATTGAGCCAGTTATAAAACAAGTTGCAAATGGAATAAATGGACTAATAAAGGCTTTTAATGGATTACCACAAGAAGCTAAAACAACAATAGTAGCTGTTACTGCCATTGCAACTGGGATAGTAGTATTAATTGGAGTTGCAGGAGCTATATCTTCAGCATGGGGTGTTATAACAGGTATATTTAGTGCAGGAATAAATGTATTTGCAGGAGTTGGAGGAGCAATAGCTGCAATATCACCGCCTATATTAATAGCAGTAGGGGTAATAGGTGCATTAATAGCAATAGGGATAGCATTATACAAAAATTGGGATACTATAAAAGTAAAAGCCACGGAAATATGGAATAATATATCAAATACAGTTTCTAATGCATGGAATGGAATAAAAACAAAAGCTACGGAAATATGGACAGGTATAAAAAATGTAATTGTAAATATTTGGGAAGGTATAAAAACCGTTTTCAGCACGGTGTTAGAAGTAGTAAAAGTATGTATTACAACATACTTTAATTTTTATAAAACAATTATAAATACGGCTTTAAATGTTATAAAAACAGTTGTAACAAGTATTTGGAATGGAATAAAGACGGTATTTACAACAGTATTAAATGTTATAAAAACAGTAATTACAACATACTTTAATTTTTATAAAACAATTATAAATACGGCTTTAAATGTTATAAAAACAGTTGTAACAAGTATTTGGAACGGAATAAAGACAGTATTTACAACGGTATTAAATGGTATAAAAACAATAATTACTATGCAATTTAATGCTTATAAGACTGCTATATCAAATATTATAAATGCAACAAAGGGAGTTATAACAAAAGTATGGAATGGCATAAAGAGTGTTATAAGTACTGTATGTAGTGGCATTACTAATATTGTTTCCAATAAATTTAATAGCATAAAAAATACTATAAGTAATATTATGAATGGAGCAAAAAATATAGTATCTAATGCATTAAATAAGATAAAAGGATTTTTTAGCAATTGTCATTTGAGTTTGCCTAAAATTAAAGTTCCGTCTTTTAGCATAACAGGAAAGCTAAGCATAAACCCACCAAGTGTACCTCATATAGGTGTTACTTGGAAATATTTGGCTCAAGGTGGTATATTAACAAATCCAACATTATTTGGAATGAGTGGTAATACTGGACTAGTTGGTGGGGAAAAAGGACCTAAACTTTTGGGTCACTATAAGGAAACTTATAGAAAAAATAAGTTCGTGAATTCGGTGAAAGCTAAGTTAAATAATATAGAAAAAATAAGTGGACAAATTGCCTCATAGTCGTATATAATAATACTAGGGGGTGATTATGTATGGGGACGAAAAAACACACATATAATGAAGTTAAACAGTATATTGAAAACAATAGCAATTGCACTTTATTAAGTACTGAATATGAGAATGTTAATGCTTTAATGAATTTAAGATGTGAGTGTGGAGAAAAATTTCAAACTACATTCAAATTATTTAAACAAGGTAAAAAACAATGCAACAAATGTGGCTATAAAAATTCCAATAAAAATAGAACATACACAATAGAATATGTAAAAGAGTTTTGTAAAAAAAATAAAATGATATTATTATCAGATGAATATACAAATTGCAAAACAGAATTGGAACTTATATGTAATAAATGTGGCAAACCATTTAAAACAACTTTTGACCAAATAAAAAATGGCAATAAAAGATATTGCAATGAATGTAGTGATACGAAATTCAAAAAAAACATGAATTCATTTAATAAAAAAAATCATGATGATTTTGTTGAAGAATTAAGTAAAATAACTAATGATTTTGAAGTGTTAGATAAATACGTAGATGCAAAAACACATTTAAGATTTAAATGTAAAAAATGTGGGAATATTTGTTACAAAACACCTGATAATATACTTAATAAATTCAGAGGTTGCTCAGTATGTAATGAAAGCAAAGGCGAAAGAAAGATAAGGAAATGGTTAGAAGATAATAATATTAATTTCGAATCTCAATACAGATTTGAAGATTGTAAAAATATAAGACCCTTACCATTTGATTTTTATTTGCCTCAATATAATTGCTGTATAGAATATGATGGAGAACAGCATTACAAAGAAGTTAAGATTTTTAGACGACCATTAGAAGAAATCCAAAAAAATGATAAAATAAAAACAGATTATTGTGCAAAACATAATATAAAATTAATTAGAATCCCATATATTAAACTTAATGAGGTTGAACAAATATTATTTAATATGCTAATACCGAGCCAAGCCAGTTAGGAAACTACTGGAAGGTGTAGAGACTAGATAAAGTAAGCTAAGTAGAAAGAACTTGTAATAAGTTCTTTTTTTATATGCAAAAATATCCACGAGTGCGAACAACCCTAACGTAAAGGCGAGGGTTAAGAGATAGTCCGAACTATATGGAAACATATAGAACTATAGGATAAAGAGCCTATAGGTTAACATAATTGGAAGCAATTTTACCATTAGATAATTTTTACAGCTATTTAGATAGTAAATTAAGAGAAATAAATAATACAAAAGAAATAAATTACGACAAAATGACAGATAGTTTTATAGCAGCTTTAGAAAGATTAAATTTACAAGTCAATATGGATGCTAAAAAAGTAGGACAATTAACTTCAAAACATGTAGAAGAAGATATAAATGCCCGAAAAAATCAACTAAATAGATTGAGAGGAATATAAAATGTATTTTGATAAGTATAAAGATGTAACTTATAATGGTATTTTTTTATCTGAAGTATGTGAGATACAAGATATAAAAATACCTTTTTTATCTTCTAGAGAAATTGAAAAATTAGATATAGCAAGTATTGACGGAGAAAGATATAACGGATTTAAAACTAATAGTTATAAAATAGAAATAGAAATATTGATAGATTGTGATACAGAATTTGAATACAATCAAAAAATAAATGAATTAAGAAGTATTTTTGATGTAGAAGGGCTTAAAGAATTTTCATTAGGAAATGGAAAATTTATATTAGCAATGATAGAAGATCAAATTGATGCACCTGAAAAACTTGGATTATATTCATGTGAATTAGTTATAAATTTATATTGTCCTGTTCCTTATTTTTTTTCAAAAGAAACTAAAATGTTTCAAAGTGAAAATGGAATTATAAACATAACGAATAATGGTAATAGACCAGTACCACCATTTATAAGTATTGGATTTAGTAAAGATACATATTTTTGTCAGTTAGAATTAGAATCAACTGGTGAAAAAATATTAATTGGGAAATACCCTATATTAGGTATACCTGTAAAAGCTGCTACTACAGAAGTACTATACGAGGATTGTAAAACAATGACTAATTGGGTACAAAGTAGTGCAACTATAAATCCAGATAGAAGTATAGATGGAACTATGGCTATTACAGATGAAGGAGAAGGGATAAGATTATCAACACTAGGGAATACAACAACAAAATGGAGAGGGGCTTTATATAGAATAAACTTAGAAGAAACATTACAAGAATTTAAAGTAGAAGCATTTTTTACACATAAAAGTACAGGGATAAATGGAGATCCTACAGTAAAAAATACTGATACGCAGACTATTACCTCTGGAAATAAAACAACTTATTATAAAGTTACTGTATCAAGTTTAAATGTTAGAAGTGGACCAAGTACTAAATATAAAAAGTTAGGAGCACTTCAAAAAGGATATAAAATATATAATGGAATAAAATCTAACGGATGGGTAAGTTTTACATACAATGGGAAAACAGGATATTGCAGTGCTAATTATCTTACTTTAGTAGTAGAAGATTCAACAGTAACAACTACTACTAAAAATATGGTAACTAAAATGAATACACCTTTAAGAAGTGGACCTTCTATGACATCACAAATAATTAAGACAGTAGGCACAGGAAAAGTTTTAAGAGTGATTACAAGCAAAGAATATACTGATGTAGATAGTCAAGGTATAACTAGATATTACTATAAGTTAGACAAAGAATTTGATGGAATAATGGGTTATGTATGTAAAGCTAATTTAGTTGAAGCAGGAAACGTTACATTTTCATATGATGAAAAAGAAACAGAAGTTACAGCTGATGACAAAACAGGAACTATAGAATTATATTTATTTTCAACAAATGGAGTAAAAATAGGTAAATTAGAATTATCAGACCAAAGTGAATACTTTGAGTATACATCACCTAAAGTATATGTGGGTGAAAAATGTATACTTGAAGATGATAAAACATTACCAGAACCTAAAAAAGAATATAAAGTAACAGAAAATGATGGTAAAACATCTATTTCTATAAGTAATTACTTATCTGGAGCATGGGGCGATTGGAATGATTTCTTCGGGAAATTATCTATAAAAAGAGAAAAAATAAATAATGAATTTGTTTGGAGTGCTGAGGTAATAAAGATAAATGACGGAAATATTATAAAAACAAAATCAGTTAGCAGCATAAAATCAAATTCTTTTCCAAATGAAGATTTAGGATATATATGCCTATATATAGGTACAATGGCAGATTCTATGGAAAAATGTAGCGATATGTCTATGAAATGGCTTAAAGTAGATAGTATTAATCCTATATCAGATGAAGATGAAAATGATATAACTTATTTTAAAGAAGGTGACATACTAGATGTTGACTTAGAAAATCATTGCGCTTATTTAAATCATCAAAGTTGCGATAATTTAGTTGATATTGGTAGTCGATTTTTTATGTGTAAAAATGGTGAAGAAAAAATAAAAGTAATAAGCAATGATAAAGATACAGTAGCAAGTGCAGTTATAAGAGAAAAATGGATAGGAGGTATATAAATGATTACGGAATTATATATTCTCGATAGAAATAAAAAAATTGTATGCATACTATCTAATCAAACAGGAGAAAAAGTATTTTATGACTATACATATACTTCATATTTAGAAACAGGAGCAGAAATATTTAATTTTTCAGTTATATTAAATAATGATATTGAAAAGTATATTAAAAATATGAACTATGTACTTTTCAAAAGAAAAGATAAAATAAAGATGTTTCAAATAAAAGAATATAGCGATGATGAAATTATAAATTCTACAGTAAGAACAGTAAAATCGGAGTTTATAGGATTAGAATTATATGAGGATTCGGTCAGAGAAAGCATAATAGAAGGTAATATAAGAAAAGTATTAGAGACCATATTACAAGATACATCTTATGAAATAGGATATATAAGTCCTAAATTAGATGACGTTATAGGAACTATAGAGATAGAAAAACCTACTCCAATTTATAGTGCTATACAACAATGTATACCTATATTTAAAAACATAGAAATAGAATTTGATTTTGAATTAATTAATAGCATAAATGGAAAATATAGAAAGATAATAAATATATATGCAGATGGAGAACGTGGAAGAAAAACTTATAAAAGATTTGATTATGATTTTAATACATATGGAAGTAGTAGAGATGGAGATGCTATAGAATTTTGTTCAGGATTAATTCCTGTAGGCTCAAATGGAATTGGAATAAAAGAAATTGAATGGTATAAAGCAAATGGATTTCCTTTAGATAAACCTTTAGGACAAGATTTTATAGTTGATCCAGAAGCACATGATATGTTTAGTAATGAAGGAAAATATATTTTAAAACCTTATGAAACTAATGATAGTAATCCCTCTGAATTAATTTGGAATGCTTATTATAAATTACAAGAATTAAAGAAAGAAAAATATACATATGATATACCTATATATCTTACTGAAGAAGAATATGACGATATTGAAATAGGCGATACAGTATATATTGTAAATGATAAATTTTATCCTTCTATTCAATTAGAAGCTAGAATAACAGAATTACAATTATCTGACAACAGAGAAAATAATAAAGCTATATTTGCAAATTATAAGGAAGTAAGAAGTAATATAAAAAATTTAGATAGAGACAGTATTATAAACGAAGCTATAAAGAAAATAAATGATATAGGTATAGGCAAATTAACTATAGCAGATATTCTTACTTTAAAAGAATATTTAACTAAATTAGGAATAGAAGAAAAAGAAATTGATGAAATATACAATAAATTAATAAATGAAATTAATCCTGCAATACCACAATTACCAGAAATAGCAGAAGATAGTGAAGACTATACTAAAATATATATAAATAGTACGGATGGAGGGCTTTGGATTGGTGATGAACGTATAGCGGATATTAGAAAATATAAATGTGCAACAATTACTAGTGAAGAAGGAGATGCATCTACAGATGATGATCCTAATGGAACAATACCTCCAAGTTCGCAAATAAATCAGGAATATTATGAAGCTGTACAACATTATAAAACTTTTAATTTAGGAACAAAGCAAAATACTACAACTGTAAGTAATATATTAAGTAGTAATAATAAATACAAATTAAATATAATTGTTCCTTATTGGGCAGAAAAATTTGGATTAGATAAAAACTTAGTAGTAGCTGTAATAATAGCAGAGAGTGGTGGAAATCCAAGTGCACATGGCAAAAGCTCTGGAAGTGGATATGGAGCTATGATGTGTGAACGTAGTGCATTTTTTGGTATAAAGCAAACGATAAAATTTCTAGATGGGACAACAAAAAGTTTTACTCCATCTTATTCAACTATGCAACCATATGCAGCAGGAAATATTATTTTAAATGGAGTTAGTGTAGATAAGAATATAAGCAATCAAATAATGTTTGGCTGTAATGAAATGAGAATAAATATAGAACAGTTTAGAGGAAATATATTTGCAACTTTGGTAGGATATAACTTTGGACCAGGAGGAGTATATTGGTGTATATGTAAATATGTAGCTGAAAAATATAATTATACATTTGTTAATAAAAGAAGTTTATCAGCACAAAGTAATCAAGTTAAAGCAAAATATTATGAAGAACTAGAAAGTGGAAGATGTAATTGGGGAAGTTATAGACAACAATATAAAAATACATGGGGAGCAGGTACACCCACAAACATAGAATTATATTTACAATGGTATAAATCAGAAAATGGACAATTACCATATTATATTGATTCAAGTGGAAACAAAATGGGATATGGAGTAGGCAAGATAAAAACAGAAGTTAAAAATAATATAGTAACAACAACTAATATAACAAGCAATGTATCTACTGTATCACAAAAAAAAAGTGGTAGTGAGATAAGAGAAATAATTGTAGATACAGCAAAAGCTATATGTAAGCAACATACTGACAAGTTAGCAACATACGACCAAACATATAGAACAGTAAATTTTAGAAAACCTAGAAAACATCCTGGAACATTCTATGGACTAAGCAATCCTATTTGTTATGACTGTTCATCGCTTGTTTCATGTGCATATTTAGAAGCAGGATTAGAAAGTGCTTATTCGGCTAGTTGCTATTATGGAACATTAGTAGCTAATACAACTAAAAAAGATGGATATGTAATGTTTAAAATAACAAAAGAAACAATTGAAAATATGTTACCAGGGGACATAATAATGATGTGTAATAAACAATGTCCAACTACTTTTACAAGAGCTGAAGCTATAAAAGTAGGCTTTACACATCATACACTTATTTATTGCGGGAAAGAAAATGGAACGCATATGGTTGCCCATGCTAGACAGTGGGCTTACTGGCCTAATGCAATTCGTTATATGGCAGTTTATTCAGATATTTATAAGTATGGATTTTGTTTACGTCCATATGATTTAGTAGAAGCTGATAAAATAACAAATAATAATAATAGTGGTGGAAGTGCAGGTTCTGAAGGATTAGATACTGGAAGTAAAAGTGATATTGGAGATTCTATAGTAGAAGAGATGAATGAAGTTACTTTAAAAGGAGTTGTAGGAGCTATACCTAGTGACTATTATAATGATGAAACTTTAATAAAAGTTGTTGAAAAAAATAATAGTTACGATTATTTAGATTATCCTTCTACTGTACCATATATTTATACTCATTTTGGAATAAATGATCTTACTAATAAAGGAGTACAAGAATATAAAGATTTAATATTAGCTTTAAAATCTTCATATATAAATACTCCTATTTTTATTGCAAGTGAACTTAAAGTAAATAGTAGTTATACAGAATATCAAACTGTAAATGATAATATAGACTTATTTAATGCACAAATGCAAAATTTTGCTAATACAGAAGAAAATATTATTTATTTAGATATAAATGAAGGTCTTACTTCTAATGGTATGGTAGATAGTAATTATTCAAGTGGAGGATATAGATTTGACAGTAAAGAAAATTCTCAACGATATTACAATATAGTAAAAAAACATATACTTAAAAAAGCAATAGGTGGCATATATAATCCAAATACTCCAGAAACTAAGCCGCAAGATAATCCAGAAGATGAAGATAAACAATATGAGAATGTAATTAACAATGTAAGTATAGTAATGTATCACAATAATACTTATAAGTATGATGTGGTTAAAAATATTACATTTTTATTACCAAGTGCAGTAAAAGAAAATTATTGGAGTAAATTGAAATTTCATACCAATAAAAATTCTGAACCTACTAAAGTAACACAAAGTAAAATACTATATTTAGAAGGAACTGATTGTAAAGCAGGGCAATTAATCCCAAATGCCGATACAGAATATAATATAACAGTTATGGCCTCTACTAAAGATGATAAAGTAACAGAAAAATATTATGGAGTAGTATCAGGGCTTGCAAAAGGAGGAAGTTACAAAGATTTTTCAGATTTCGTAGGTAAAAGTGATATTGTAAAACTAGCAAAAACTTATTACGACAATAAAGAAAAATTTAAATATAATGCTCCAACAGCACTTAATTATTCAAATCCACAAGCTAATATAAGTAAATGGAAAGTAGATGGATTATTTAATATAGATGGTTCTACATTTGTAAAATTATTATGTATGGGATTATCTTATGATAAATCTCCTTATGGAAAAACAACAAGTAAATTAAAGAAAGATCCTAATTATGCATGGGCATTTACATTTCCAAGAACAGCAGCAGAACAAGCACAATATTGTGTTACACAAGGATGGGTAATGGGAGGAATTGATGTTACAAATTGGAGTAATGTAGAAGCTGGTGATTTGTTATTTTGGGATAGAGACGGACAAGAAAATGGAAGATATATGTCAATTTCACACGTTGCAATGGTATATGGATTTGATGAAGAAGGAGATGCACTTAGTATAGAAGTAACAAATAAAACACCTTGTATTGTAATAAAAAAAATAAAACAAAACACAGATGATAAATTATTATTTGTAGCTAGAATTAGGAAGGAGTAAATATGAGTGATATAGTAGAGAGTAAACAAAACTATGATAAAACTGCTGCATCTTTACAAAACTTAATACAGAAAATATTAGAAGCTGGTGAAATTACACAAGATGATGACAATGAATTAGTAGATTTACTTACTGAATATGATAAGCTATATAATACAATAACAAGTTCTATACAGGAGCAGAAAAATAAAACAATAAGACAAGAAATAGATGAACTAAAAAATAATAAAATAGGTGCAACAGTAGATGATTTATTAAATATTTTAACGGAAAATGGAAGAAAGACTTTTATATATAAAGATGATGATAATAACATTTTAATAGATATGAAAGCTATTCCATCACTTGTTATGTTAGTTAATAAATTTAAAATGATAGCAAGTGATGGGGAAGATGAGTCTAGTATAGTATTAACTCCTAATTTTATAGAACTATTATCAAACTCTGATATACTTTTAAAAGCTAAAAATATTAATCTAGAAGGATTGGTTACAGCTAATGGATATTTTAAAATATTAGAAGATGGAAGTATAGAAGCTGTAAACGGTAAATTTACAGATTTAGAAGTTGATGGCTTAAATGTTTCTAGAAATCTAACTGCTGATTCAATTACTGTGAGACAGTTAAATTGTGCTAACTTACCTGGAAGTATAGCATCTGATATGAATGTGACTGTTGACCCTTCTGCTACAGATGCCACTAATATATTTGCCAACAATGCAAAATTTACTTCATTACAAAATTGTATTAATAATATTCCTAAAAATCTAAATGGATATACCGTAAATATAACCGTAAATTCTATCACCTATGAGAATATAACAATCAAAGGATTTAATGGAGGTACTTTATATATATTATTTAAGGCAAATAATTTCGGATATGTATTTGGTCATAATTGTAGTTCTGAAATATTACTACAAGGCACAGGAACAACATCGCAAACACTTGTAAGCAATTATAAAACAACAGGAAATGTAAACATGAGAGAAGGCGGAGATACTTCTTACAATATAGTTCAAACTGTTCCAACTGGAGCAACATTATTACTTACAAACTTTAACTCAAATGGATGGGGATATACAACATATAACGGCAAAAGTGGATGGATGCCTACTAATACAAGTTATATGGTAAAAGAGGAAGTATATGAAACATCAGGTAATTCTACTGCTATACAACCAAGTGAATTATTAACACAAGATGGTAAAAATTATGCTGCAGTGTTTTGTAATTGCCCTTATGTAGCATTATTTGATTTAGAGGTATATGGTAAAACTGGTAACACTGCTAATTATGCAGTAGGAGGAATAAGAGGTTCTTATGTAGATTTAGAAGGTATAAAAATATGTGGAAGTGAGAATGGAGTTGCTGCAGAACGTGGAGGTCGTGTTTTCGAATCAAATACTACAGGTAAGGTTAACGGAATTGCACAAAATGCTAATTGTAGTGGTACTATTTATATACAAGATGGTACTACTATAAATGGTACTATTAGTAAAGATAATTCATCTCAAATAATTTATTCATCAAGCGGAGCTGTACAAGATACAACTAGTGATGTTGGAACAAATAACAATACTACAACTGCTACATCTACAATAACTATAACTAGTACAGGTGCAGATACTTATAGAAGTACAACTTATTATAATTATAAGCAGGATAATACCTCAAGGCAAGGTAATTATGGTTGGGGTAATTGTAACGGTTTATGGGTATTTGGCAATAAATTTACACAACTTAAAGGAAAGACAATAACTAAATTAAGTGTAACTGTAAATCGTATTCAAGGCGGTATATATGGCAATGTAACAGCAACATTGAAAATGCATAATTATGAAGCTATACCAAGTGGAATGCCTTCGTATATAGATGGATGGAATACATCAATAACTACTCCTATCAACACTACTAAAACAATTGAAATAACCGATGCGGCCGTATTAAATGCTATTAGTGCTGGAACATGTAAAGGATTCGGTGTTCAAGGACCGTATGATTCTAGTCATTATGCAGTATTTGATGGAAATTGCACAATAACAGCTACAATACAAGGTTAATTTATAAATATATATTCGTATAATTAAGTAAATTAAGGTATACGGAGGTGATAATAATGGGATGTAAGAAAGGTAAAAAGAAAGGTGGAAAAGGAGGCAGATAATTTAAATCTGTAAATTATTATATAATTCTTAGTATGATAAAGTAGGGATTAATTATGTAAAGGAGAGATGGGTAATGATTTACAAACAAAGTATTTTAACTATAAATGGAAATAATGCTAAATTAGATGAGGATATTTATCTGTTTAGACTAGATAAAAATATAGAATTATATTTCACTATAGTTAACAACAAATATAAATTCAACAAGTCAGATTTAAACAATATTATTAACCTTACAAATGCTAGCTATTTCCAAATGAGATTGTATAAAAATGCGGAAGTAAAATATACATTTGCTATACAACCAACAGATAATGGAAAAGCAATATTGACTATTACAGATGATTTAATTGATGAACCTATTGAGGTAGGAGATTATGATTTCCAAATATCATTATTAGATGCCGATAAATCTAGTATGATCTCTTTACCTATAGTTAGTAAGCAAATCCATGTATGTGAACCACTTGTAACAGATGCAAGTGAAACTGGTACTGCTGTACTAGGTTTGAGTACGTTAGAATCTGGTGAAATTGTAGATGCTTTTGATGAAGAGGGAAATTATATTAGAAAAGTTCATGTTAATGGGGAGTTAATATCTGCAGAATTATTTAATAAATGGGAGGAAGCTTTAGAAACTAACTCATCGAATATAAAAACTCTTGATTCGCAATTTAAAGATATTGCGAACTTAAAAAATAATACAAATGTAATAGATTTAAAAAAATACAAGATAACGCAAGCTGATTATGAATATCCATTTACTACTGAAAATTATAAGGTAGCATACCAAAATGGATTAGGTTTTCAACAAGCTATAGATGATGCTAAAACTAATAATATACAAGAATTAATTATTCCACCTGGCAATTATCCTCTTTGTTATGCTACAGATAATTATCAAATAGTAAATTCAGTATTAACATCAGAAGGGATTAATCTTAAAGGTTATGGTGTAAAATTATATATAATTTATGATGAGTTAGATACAGGATTAAATCCTTATTATACTGGAGATTTATCAAAAGCTCATGCTATGTGTGGGGTCGCATTAAGAACTGATTCAGATGTAGAAGGAATTGAACTTGTGGGCGAAAGGGCATATAGAACTACTGAAAATGCAAAATATAGAGAAAGTTCCTATGGTATACAGTTAACTAAATGGTCTAACGGAAACAAAATAAAAAATTGTAAGACACATCATTTTAGTGGTGATGGAATTGGTGCAGGTATTATAATGGAACAGGTAGCAACATGGTTCGAAAGTGATGCAGTTGCAACTGCTATAACATGGAATGGTTCAGAATGGGTAGAATCTACCACATCTTATACTACATCTTATCATACAGTTGGGGACTTTGATTTAACGAAGCCTTTTCAATGTAGAGGTTCATTATATTTCATATGGACTACTGCACCTTTAAAATTTCATTGTTTTGATAAAGAAGAAAATTATATAGGTACAGTTAGAGTTAATCAAGGTGAACCTTTTTATTTCTTTAAAAATACATATCGTTATTATTTAGAAGTTACAAGTTCAGCTCCACATGAAACAACTGCAACAACCAATATAGGGATAGCATTAGGGTATGGAACATATTGCAATAGTATTATAGAGGGGTGTGAATCTTATTTAAATACGAGAGGTGGGATGTCTAATCTACCAAGTGGTTCTACAGTTAAAAACTGTAGAATATACTATAATGGTTGTAAATTTGGTGATATGGTTGCATTTTATGATAGTACACAATTTGGAATAGATATAGAGGATTGGTATATTCATAATATAACAATAGATAATTGCTTAATATTTGGTAATTTGCATGGATTATTATATAGATGTAACGGAATAAATATATTAGATTCAGAAATATATGGTATTACAAGTTCTTTAAATTATGCCGTTGATTTTTATGCTAAAAACACGAAATTTAAAGGACAATGTACTATGACTACACCTGCAAATTTTGGAAAGAAAATAGCTATAGGATGTGAATTCGATAGTACTATTGCAGATGAAATTGAAATAATAAAAGAAGTTAATGAATATACATTACCTATTGCTAACTTTAAAACTCTTGGAGGAGTTAAACCAATTGCTAAAACTGAAAAAATGACACAAGCAGTAGGAGTTACTGAAGAGGGATTGTTATATACTGCACCTTCAACAACATCTGAAAGTATAGATGAAGGAGAATTTAAAAAGGTTATTGAAACAACTTTCGGGGAGGATTGTTATTCTTTTTCAATAGCACAAGATAAAGATGGAAATTTATTTCAATTGAAAGAAGGAATTATATGTGTTACCACTGCTCAACCAAATGAAACTACAACAAATTTAGAATATGGAATAGGATTTTATGATTGGGCAAGTAGTTATTACGCATATTCTTCAGCGAGTGGTTTAAGTGTTATGAAAAATTATGAGTTTTTTAGACATTATGTGTATTTTAAAGTTATTAAAGGCCTAGTTTTAGCAATAAACTTAGGCTACCAAAACAGAGGCACGAAAAAACCTGTTTTTAATGACTTTAATGTAGCAGGATTAGCTAATCCTGCTTTGAGAAACTCTCCGCATGTATCAAAAAGCGGTTCAATAGCTAATTTTAAAATATTGCCTAATTCATATGTAGATAGAATTACAATAGGTTTTGACATGTCAACAACAGGTTTATTTTCAGCAGATTCAATATTAGAAGTATGGGCTAAATAATTTAATTGTAGAAAATAAAACTTTCTTTTATTATAATGATAAAAGGGGGTGTATATATGCAAAACAGTGAATTAAATTTATTAAGTAAATACAGAACCCAATTAATGGGTTTAGCAATGTTATTAATATTAATATTCCATACAGGCATTGATGTTAAGAGCATAAATATTATAAGGAGTTTAAAAGAGATTGGAGATGTAGGGGTAGATATATTTTTATTATTATCTGGAATAGGTCTATATTTCTCTTATTCAAAAAATAACGATAAAAAATATTTTTATAAGAAAAGAGTATTAAGAATTTTACCTACATTTATTCCAGTTGCAATAGTATGGTATTGCGCATTTACGTTAGTATTTAAAGGTAAAATAATAGATATTTTTTTAGGAGTAACAACTTTAGGATTTTGGATAAAAGGAAATATAACATGGTGGTTTATATCAGCTATATTAGTTTTATATCTAATTACACCTTTTTATTTAGATTTTATGAATAAAAATCCTAAAAAAGTTACAGTTATATCAAGTTTATTTTTTATTGTTTTAGGATTATTGATAAGATTTACAATGTTAGATAATATTTTAGACTATTTATTAATTTTTATATGTAGAATACCTATTTTTATAATAGGTCTTTATATAGGGAAAATTATAGTAAATAAAGAAAAAATATCTCTAAACAGTAAGATAATTTATTTTTTTGCTATTATAAGTTTAATAATTAGTTTACTAATTGTAAATCCAGATGTTATTTATATTCCATTTGCTTTAAAATATTATGTTTATATTCCGCTATCTTTAAGCATCTGCTTATTAGCAACAAAGATACTAGATAAATTTAGTAATGGTAAATTTAAACTATTAACATTTTTAGGAATGTATAGTTTAGAAATATATTTATTTCATGAAAAAATATTATGGATTTTATCATTTTCAGAAAAAATAATAGTTATAGATAAATACCATATAGTATTAAATGTTATTGCATATTTATTAACTATGGTAGTGGCATATTTATGGAGTAATATTGTAGCAAAATTTATATCAAGAAGACAAGCTATTACAGACTAGATTAAATTCTAGTCTTTTTTTAAGGAGGTTTTGTTATGAATGAAGATTATATTTTGTTAGAAGAAGATAAAAGAGAAGAGTTGAAAAAAGCATATGATATTATTGAAAAAGTAAAGAATGATATAAATTGTGACTATGAAGAATATGTATGCTTAGAAACTACATTAGATTATTTGAATGTAGCTATAAACTATAAGAAAAAAATGTTATCTTAGTTCGCAATTTAAAAAGATTGCGCAATAAAAAGGACTGTAGAAATACAGTCCTTTT